ACGAGAAGGTAAAGCTAAATGTACCACTAGGAACAGACGTACAATTTGGTAATACATATGCAGATATTCACTAGGTAAATACTTTATTTATTTACTTGTGAGAATACGATTTGGGTCTATATAGTATAGTACGACACCCCGACTGAAAGGAAATTCAATGGGCAAGAAAGTTTATGTAGAGTGTGAACTAGAGTGGACTAAGTTGCGGGAAGAAGACCGTGACATGGGACCACGAGACGGTTCTGATATGGCAAACAACTTTGATGCAAAGCAAGGCATTTACGTTGTTAACTGCGTCATTGATGAGGCCGCTAAAAATAAGATGGTTGCTGATGGCATCCCAGACAAGGGACTACAAGCGCAACTGTTTAAGATCAGCAAAGAAGGTAAGTCTTTCTACAAGGCTACACGACCTCACTTTAACCCTAAGTTTAAGAACCAAGATACAGGAGAACAGGGCGTTGTCATGGGCGCACCAGTGATGCTTAAGATGGTTGAGGGTGAGTATCTCCCTTGGGACTGGGACACAGATGGTCTAGTCGGTAACGGCTCTAAGGCTACAGTAAAGTTTGATGTGTGGGACGGTAAGATTACAACTATGGAAAAGGTATGTATCACCGAACATCTTAAGTATGAAGCAAACGATGACGGAGAGGCTTTCTAATGCAAGTATCAATTACATTTACATCCACGAGCGAAGAAGATGGGTTCGAGGGTTCTACGACAGTGGTACGAGATAGTGTGGAGGATTTACAATCACTCGCTACTGTTTACAGTGAGGCAGCACGAGCTGGAGGGTTCACTTACGTTCAAGCTGTTGCCTTTGAGAAGGACGATGGTCAAATGACCTTCAGTGACTGGTAATGGCTAAGGGCAAGGTTCTAGTAGACGGGGACATTCTCGCATACAGAGCAGCCTTTGCCACTCAAGACGAACTTCCCAAGGACGCAGAGGAGAAGGTAGATATACTACTCGACTTCGTCCTTGAGGAGACGTTAGATTTTGTTACACCTGACCAATTTGAGGTGTATCTAACTGGACCTAACAACTTTCGTTTTGATATAGCAAAGAGTTACCCTTACAAGGGAAACAGGAAAGCAGCAGACAAGCCTAAGCACCTGCGTCATGTACGTGACTATCTAGTGAATAAGTTTGGAGCAATCGTAAGTGAGGGAGAAGAAGCAGATGATCTCATAGCAATAGAAGCTACAAGATGTGGCCCAGATACTATTGTCGCATCAATTGATAAGGACATGTTGCAGATACCATGTAGACACTTTAACTTTAACAAGAAAGAGTGGACAACAGTCTCTCCTTGGGAAGGAGACAAGTTCTTCTACACTCAGATACTAACAGGAGATGCAGCAGACAACATCAAGGGTCTCAAGGGAATTGGCCCTGTCAAGGCCACTAAGCTACTGGCAGAGTGTGATACAGTAGATGACCTTTGGGAAGCTTGTGTGAAAGCCTATGACGGTGATACAGAGCGTATCATTGAGAACGCTAGGCTACTATGGTTACGGAGGTATGAAGGGCAGTTATGGCAACCACCAGTAGACGGCAACACGCAATAAAGAATGGGTATCGTTCTGGATTAGAAGATGACATCTCAAAGCAACTAAAGAGCCTTGGGGTGTCGTTTAAATATGAGGAGCTAAAGATTTCGTATAGTATTAACGAGACTAGAACGTACACACCTGACTTTCAACTTGATAACGGTATCATCATTGAGTCAAAGGGACGGTTTGTAGCTGCGGATAGAAAAAAGCACTTGCTAATCCAGCATCAGTTACCTAAGTTAGATATACGGTTTGTCTTTAGTAACTCTAAGGGCAAGATTAACAAAGGGTCTAATACTACATATGGTATGTGGTGCGCTAAGTATGGGTTTCAATACTGGGATAAAGAAATCCCACAGAGGTGGATAGAGGAGAGTTAGAATGGAATTAAACAGCTTATTAAATGAGTTGAGAAAGCTAACTGCAAAGGACCTTAAGGAAGTAGACCTTGAGGTACGGGCAGCACTGATGGAAAAGGAGGCAGCGAATGAGTAAAACAGTAGTAGTGTTTAGTTGCGCTCACGTTGATCCTTCAGTGGGCAATGAGCGGTTCAACTGGTTGGGAGAGTTCTTATATGATCTAAAGCCTGACTATGTTGTTGACTTGGGGGATGGCGCTGACATGCGGTCTTTAAATACATTTGACACTCGTTCCCCAGAAGCAATCGTTAGCCAAAGTTATGAGGCTGACATTAACCAGTACAACGATGCACAAGAGCGAATAAGATGGAAGTTTAGGCACCACAAGCGTAAGCGTCCTAACTACTTTGGATTTGAGGGAAACCATGAAAACAGAATTAAAAAAGCTATTAAAACTGATCCTCGCCTCGAAGGAAACAAGTACGGCATATCTTTCGGGCACCTCCAGACAAAGCACTGGTTCGACGAATACCACGAGTATGAGCACTCGGCACCAGCAATTGTTGATTACGATGGGGTCTCATATGCTCATTTCTTTAGTAGTGGCAACTTTGGCTCTGCTATGTCTGGCATGCACCATGCTAATGGGTTACTGGCTCACAGGCATCATAGTTCTACTTGCGGTCACAGTCATAAACGTGATCTTAAGTTTAAAGACGCTTCTCACCCTAACGGAGTTATCGGTCTTGTCGCAGGCTGCTTCAAGGGTGCAGCAGAAAGCTGGGCAGGGCAAGCAAACAAAGAATGGTGGTCTGGCGTAGTAGTGAAGCGAGAGGTATCTAACGGTATGTATGATCCTGAGTTTGTCTCCATGTCTAGATTAAAGGAAGCGTATGGGAAAACGTAGCGACTTTGAGAGAGTTGAGCGTGACTTTTATCCAACGCCTCTAGCTGCTGTTGAGCCTCTGATCTCACACTTGCCATACTCATTTGATTATGTTGAGCCATGTGCGGGAGACGGGCGCTTGATACGACACATAGATGAGTTGACTGAGGGTCATGGTGAGTGTCTATTTGCCAGTGACATTGAACCAAGGGGTCATATGATCGCTAAGTGTGATGCTCTTGAAATGGATGTTGTTGGGTTAGACATTGACTATTGCATTACCAACCCACCTTGGGATAGAAAGATACTGCACCCATTCATTTCTGTTTGGATGCAGCAGTGTCCTACTTGGGTCTTGTTTGACGCAGATTGGATGCACACTAAACAGTCAGCCGTCCTGATGTCGTACTGCGACAAGGTTGTCAGCGTAGGACGGGTTAAGTGGATAGAAGGAAGTAAGAGCGTAGGGAAAGATAATTGTGCGTGGTATCTATTCGATGTACGGAAAGAGCCACACTCAACGACAGAGTTTCATGGAAGGACTGCATAATGGATACGAGAAGTGATATAGATGGTTTTGTCTATGGTTTTGCTACAATAGGAGTTACTCCGATGGAGTATTCTTATTGGGTTGAGAGCAAGATTATGACCGCTGAACATGAGCGGTTAGTTGAGAATGTCTTAGGTCTTGTGGGAGAGGCAGGGGAGATTGCTGAGAAGGTCAAGAAGTCTGTTCGAGATAAAGTCCCCTTGAACCGTGCTGATATGATTAAGGAGCTTGGCGATGTTTCATTCTATGTTGCAGCCTTGGCTAATCACCTTGAGAGTAATTTAGCAGAGGTGCTTGAGACTAATATGAACAAGTTAAATGATAGGGAGGCACGAGGTGTCCTCGGTGGAAATGGAGATAATAGATGAAGAGTAGGTGGACTAACAATATAATCGTAAGGTTCTTACGTTACTCTGTTATGTGGTCTGAGCATCGTGCAGCAATTAAGCACCTCAACCGATTGTCTGACAGAGAGTTAAAAGACGTAGGACTAAGCAGAGCAGACATTGATCGAATGGTTTGGCTTAAAGAAGATAAAGATAGCAGAGGAAGAGAAACAAAATGAGCAGCAATCACTTACCAACCGACTATCAAGCGTTCATCCACAAGTCACGCTATGCGCGATGGTTAGACAAAGAGGGACGGCGAGAGACTTGGGGCGAGACGGTATCTCGTTACATGGAGAACATCGTAAAGCCTGTGGCTGGAGATAACAGTTACATCAAGGACATTGAACAGGCGATCCTGTCACTGGATGTTATGCCTTCTATGAGATCATTGATGACAGCAGGGCCAGCAGCCTCCCGTGACAACACGGCAATGTACAACTGTAGTTACCTTGCAGTAAAGAACATCAAGTCGTTCGATCAGGCTATGTTCATCTTGTTGTGTGGTACAGGCGTAGGGTTCTCAGTAGAGCGACAGTACGTTAAGAAGCTACCTGATGTGCCTGAGAAGCTGTTCGACAGTGAGACAACAGTTGTTGTAAAGGATAGCAAGGAAGGTTGGGCTAAGTCACTACGTCAGGTCATTGCCCTGCTATACAGTGGTGAGATACCAAAGTGGGACGTATCAAAGGTTCGACCTGCTGGTGCTAGGTTAAAGACATTCGGTGGTCGAGCATCTGGGCCGGGGCCATTGATTGACTTGTTTACCTTTGTGACCCAGACGTTTAAGAACGCAGTGGGCCGTAAGCTATCGTCTATTGAGTGTCACGACATCATGTGTAAGATCGGTGAAGTGGTTGTAGTTGGAGGCGTGAGACGTTCAGCAACGATTTCTCTGAGCAACC